TTGTTAGAGTTCCAACAAACTCTAATTTTATCAAAAACACTACTTCCGTCACTTGCAATATCTTCAACTGTAAAATCTAACCACCCATAAGCAATTCTTATTATATGTGAAGCAGAAGGTATATGTGCGTAATTAGATACAACTTTCACTTCCAAAATTTCACCATAGTTTCTATATCCAAAAGTACAAACTTTTATCCATTGTGGTGAAGATAAAGTAAATGCTTTTTCATAAGATGTTAAGTCACTATTTCTATATAATCTTACCCAAGGTGTCCAAGTATAAACATTACTATTGTTAAAATATGCACGTCTTGTATAAACTTCATTTGTATCTTTATTTGTACTAGGTGTTGCAATTTGAAATATATAGTTATTTGCAGACCAAGTTGCGGGATTGCATTGTGATAATATATACCAGCCATTGTCTGAGTTAGGTATATTTGAAGCAGTAGAAGAAAGACAATAAGTAACAGATTTTCCTTTTTGGAAAGCATTATTACAATCTGTGATTGATGTATCATAAATTATGTTTGTTTCTGTAATCTGTGAAATTGCGTCGTAAACAGCATTAGAAGTAGGTGGACGCATTTGTCCGTCTGTAATATTGTCTACAGGAGTCATATCACTTCCTGATGCTCCCGACACTATCCAAATAGGTATTTTGTGCTTGATAAAGTCTTTTTGTGTATTATCTGTTTGAGTCCAATCGCTTTGTACCTGTGCGGCTGGGATAGTAGGTTTATTCTTGATATATGCTAAACTTGAAGAATTGCTTTCGTTCCAGTCTACCTGCGTATCTGCCATTGTTTCTATAGCGTCTATCTTATTCTTTAATGTTGGTGAGTTTACTGCGTCTGAATAATTGACGTTAGTACCATTAAGCACAACGTCGCCACTCATTCCGTTTACAGTAGACACCTGTCCTGCTAACAACTTTATCCACTTGCTTGTTGACCCGTCATAGATAACACGGTCGTTCTGTATAAAAGAAACAGTATTACCCGGACCAAAGGTTGTAGTTCCGGGCATTGTACACACATAAAAGTCACCATTTGTTCCCGTTCCGTCCTCTAGGTGTGGGTCGTTTGTACTTGCGTTCCAAGGCCCCTTAAACTCCATTGCACTCTCTGGCAACTGTGAATATGGTATACGTCCGGTAGAGTCAAGAGTTGCGACACCGTTGGCTACACCCTTTTCTGACGAAGGAATAAAAGGTAGTTCTACATTGGATAAGGTTTGTCCGTCGCTTGATAAAGTAAGGGTAGTTCCATTAAGTGATAAAGTTAATGGACTATCGGGAATGACTACATCTAATACGTCACCATTTACAAGATAGATAAAGAGTGTCCTAGAGCCTTCTTCAAACTCTAAACTCTCTATACCAAGCCCTTCAAGTCCTGCAATCCTTTCGTTCTGTCTTTCGTTTTCATTCTCAACTTCTGTTACACGTTTGTCTAAAGCATTAAGTTGTGGGCTTACATCTGTCCCACTTCCCGTACCATTATTTGTAACGCTTATGTTATTTACAGTACCGCTTTTCTCACCACCGATAGTAATATTTTCCCCACGTTGCAGGGCAATTAAAGCGGTATTTATAGCCTCAACTGTAACAGTATTGATTAAAACCATTCTCAACTCCTATATGTTTATATGAGCGATTTGACTTTCGATAGTTCCATTCTCAACGTAATCAAACTTAATGTCAATAATCGGGAAGGTAGTTTCAACTTCCAATGCAAAACCAAGTCCACGATTGTATTGTGGTGTATACTTTACTAACATAGTTCCCGTAGGGCTATCCCAAGCCTCACCTGCTACGGTTGGAGGATTAGCCTGTGGATTATCTTCGCCACCTATAAGCACTTCTTTCGTATCTGTAGAAGTTCCTTTATCAGTAATCGTGTACCCTTTCATTTTGATAAACCCGGCAGCGTTGTCTACTCCTTGATTATAGAGCCTTATATAAATATTGTTTACAGTAATAGGTACAAGTCCATTTCCGTAATACTTTGTAACAAAGTAAACCTTGTTACTCTCATATCCCGTCTTGTTGTTGTATGAGTAATATGTACTGTTTGTGGTATCACCGATAAGGTTTATAATGAAGTAGTCACCAAAGAAGAAAATGTCCTGTACTGTCTTTGCCTGTGTTTCCTGTTCCCATTCAAGACAATATGTTCCCAAGTCGCTGAATACCAAAATACCGATATTTGTATCCAAGAAAAGTTCCTGTGTAGCAGGATTGTACCACTTGCCATATATACCCGTAAGGTCGTTTGCGTACTGACTCAACTGCATAATGCAAGAGCCTGTAAATGAGTATATCGCTCTGTTTTGTGCAGACCAAAATAGAGCCTGTGTAGGTAAAGCACCCAAGTACTCCATATTTGTTATATCACATACTACTTCTACCCCAACTCCGTTAGAGTAGTTCATTTGATAAAGCCTTGTCTTTGCAACTCCGTAATAACTTGACTGCAATACAAAGGCATTTTCCAAACTCTCTACCCCGTCTAACAGATAATAACTCATAATCGGGATAACGTTGTTGAAGTACAGTAACTTATATGCAATACCGTCTGATATAACCATGTCCTTGTTGTTGTATGAAGTAATAAAGAGCGTAAACAGATTAGGATTGTATCTAACGTCGCCTGTATCACTTATCGGATAGATAGCAAAAGGATTTGTCAAATCTGTGTCAATATATTTAAGCCCGTTCTGAATAGAGTATGAATACAATGCACTTGTACTATCCCCGTCTGCACGATATAAGTCTACCCCTTCTATTGCCCCATAAGGTGTATCGCAAGAATAGAAGGTAGGGCTGTCTATGATACATCTTGCATACAAAATAGCACCAAGTTCTATACTTGTTATCGGGTCTTTGGTTCTTTCATAATTAGCGTTCTGTCCCGAAATAAGAAGTCCTCTGAATAGTTCACCCGTCAATAACTTCTCAAACGTAGAATTGACTGCATACTGACTAAAGCCGTATCCGTACATTACACGATTGTTGTAGTCACTCGCCCAATGTCGTTTAAGCCCTGTCTGTGTATCGTAACAGTTAAAGTAGTTAGTTGTGTTTAACACAATGTAACGGTTCTCTATGAGCCTGTACTGCCATTCTTCGCCTGTATCAACTTTCTCTATGAGCCATATCTGATTGTTTGTATCACGATAATAAAGTTTCTGTGCGTTGAATGTCGTATGAAAGTCTGTATCAATAGTGAGCCAATCGGCAAGGATAGTTCCTATGTAGTTTTCATTTTCAAAACACGCTACGTTTGCAATCATATTGTTGTTGAAAAGCAAACGCCAGCCGTATGCGTTTAAGCAACTACCCTGTAAGTTCGAGTCCGTACCGTCCTGCACGCCCGGATACAAGAAGATGTTTTTTCCTTCGCTTGTCTTTACCGAAGTAGAGTCTACTCCGAAGTAAATTATTTCGTCTGTTTCTTTGTTCTTCTTAAACTTGTAGAGAATACGTAAATACTTGTCCTGCAAACTGATTGACATTCCTGCATAGTATTTCGGATAGATGTTTCCTTCTTCTTCCTGATACGTAATATCAAACGTTGCTATCGAGTAGTAGTTTATTCTGTTCTGTGCCGTATCAAAACTGACAAAAGAGCCTGCCAAAGCAAACAGTTTTGTAGGCAGAGGATTTTCTGTATCTGTCGTAATTGCACCAACACAATAAAACCTTCCGTCGTCTAAAATACAGTCGCACTCTTTCAAAGCCTGTTCGGTATAAGCCTGTTTGTAGTAACGAGAAAACCCATAATACTTATAATCTGTCGTTTGATAGTATTTAGTTTTGTACGTGTTCGGGTTTGCAAAATAGTTTCCCGATACAAGCCAAGAAGGATTGCCCCATATTGACTTGTCCTGTGGATAAGACGAAGATGTACTATTGGCACTCATTAAGTTATGAAAATAAGTCCTTTCATATCGCATAATGTAAGCATAAATATCGTCAATATCGTCTGACGAAGAAGTACGCAAACTATTACCGTTATCAAGAGCCTTGTAATATCCCCTTAAAAAGTAATGCTTATCCGAAGAAAGAGTAGGGACTGTTACAGTTTGTGTTACTGTTTCACCGGCAGAACGTGGATTGTCTATGTCTGTCGTTGTTGCATAAGATAATTCTACACCCGTAGTAAAGCGATTATTCTGTGCATTTATCTGTGGTGGTAAGAATATATCTGCCGAAGAAAATGCGTTTACTTCTGTATTGTCTACAAGGTATTTATAGCCAATAAGAGTGTTGTAATAGTCTGTTTCTCTTAAACCCCTCCAAGCACTCCAAGCCTCCATTGTCTTTGCAATTCTTGAAGTGTTTGCAGGGATAGTAAATGAATAATTTGTATAAACCTTTGTCCCACTTGCATTGTAGTAGAAGAAGGTCGCAGTAAGAGGCTCGTCGTAATACCCTTCCAAGTCTATGACTATCTGCTGTTTGTAATAATCAACCGTTACACAAGGCGACCCCGTATAATCATTTGTAGCGTCGTAGTCCCTTCCTACCCAATGGCACAATGTAGAGAACATATCAACCTGTGCATATATATTCTGTTTAATCGTATTGTAACGCACCGGATAGTTTGTAGAGTCAATAATTGTAGGGTCGTCGTATATATCATTATCTTTGATAACAAAGTTCTTTACCTGTGTTTCTGAAATGTTTGCACCACTATTTCCGAAAAGAGAAACAACTACAGTTCCTTCGTCTACAACGGCTGCCTGTATCAAAGGCGATATAACATTAAAGTTTGTATAGAGCGTAGGGTCGCCTGTACCATAACTTGTGTTTGTAGTTTCACCATTGAGCCATATAACAAAATATCCGCTCTTTCCGTTTGTATGTAAATACCAAACTACACAACCGTAAATCTCTAAATCGCTGTTTCCAAAACATTTTGTTGCAAGAATACGGGTACAGTTAGAAATTGTGATGTTACTCGCAGTCCCACCTGCAAGGCTTACCCTTACTGTGTTACTTCCCGTTTCCTTACACCAAGTTAAAAGATTGTCGTCTGTGAGTTTTATGCTAGAATAGTTTTCCTGTATCTTTGTCTTTTTAAGTTTCTTTGAACCTGCACCACTTAATACTTCTACACCGTTCTTGTAGAGTTTTCCCGAAGTAAAATCGTATGTATCGTCACCAATAAAAATATCGTGGTGGGTGTCTGATTTTTTATACAATGGGCTTAAACAGTCCCCGTAAACTGCCGAGTTGCATTTTTGCCAGCCCTTAAAATCTGTAATATCTACTTTCTGTTTGTTCAAACATAAATCGCTTTGAAGTGGAATAAACCTTATTGTTCCGTTTTTCATTCTACACCTTCCTTGCGTGTTGCCTTCTGTGCAACGTTACCCGTTATGTATAAGCCGATTAAAGCCACTATCTGATTTGTTACGTCATAACCATTTATAATTGATAAAGCGGTGAGTATCCCTAGTCCTATAAGAACCATTGCACTTTTACGTGATTTGAATAAACCTAACATTTTTTATCCTTCAAGTACTGAATGTCTTTTGTAAGCCCTTCTATCTTGATATTTGTTTCATAAATACTTGCAGTCAGTACGTCTAACTTTTCTTCAATACGTGTTTCAAGTTTTGCCTGTTTCTTTTCCACGTCGGCTATCCTTTGCGATATTTTGCCAACCCATACACCATATCCTACGAGTGTTCCTACTAAACCTAAAGCGGTCGCTATAAGTCCTATTTCCATATACCCACCTCTGCCTTTATAATATCACTTTTATAAAAAAAAACCACCCTTTTTTGAAAAAAGAGTGGCTTTTGTTTTACCCTACGCGGTCACTATGCACCAAGTGGAGTCTGGTTGTAGAATACACCTACACCGTTTACACTTGGGTTGAGTACAACGAATGTACCGTAAACTGAAAGGGATACGAGTACGTCTGGACCGTTGTCCGAGCCTGAACCCGGCTGTACGTTCAAGATGTCGTCGAAGATAAGTCCCATTTCGTGCTTTTCGTCACCGTCTACGTCAGGGATTTCCGGTTTGCCCGGTTCGTTTCCTGCTACACCGTCATTGTCAAACTTTTCAACATTTGTGTATGTCCAAAGTTCGATTGTGTCAAGGTCAAGCACGTAGAACAATCCTTCTGGGCAATAAGGGTCGTCGTAAACATTCTCTATCCAAGAAGTAGAGAAAGCAAAGTTGAGGGTTGATGTACCCTTTGTCTGCTTAACCTTCTTGTCAAGTCCGTTTGTAACGTATGCGTTGGTTAATGAGGTTGACTGTGCAACTGTTTTCCAATCTGCGTCGTTCATAACGATAAGGTTAGCCTGTGAACCATAGCGTCTACATCTGCGGATAAGTTCTTCTACAGTCTTGAAAGTGTCCTCGCTAGCGGCTGGCTTATAGTAGTTTCCTGCCAAAGCCTCAACGTTTACAGAGCGGTTTACACCATAAAAGTTTGTACCGATATATGTAGCCCAATCTGCACCTGTACGGTTCGCAACGTGTGGCAACCAACCCATAAGTCCCATAGGGAGAAGTGGATTGTCGCTTGCGTCTGTAGAGCCTTCATAGCAGATATAGTATGTATGGCTTGTTGTCAGAGAAATAGCACCCGAAGTTGTGTTTGTGAAAGTAATAGCATTACCGTTGATAGCAGTAACTTCTACTGGTCCCAAACTGTCACTTGCGTCGCCTACGTCGTCTGTAAATACAACACCCATTCCTACGGCTAACTTAATAGCACAAGAGTCTGCAACTGTGAAGGTCTTTGTTGCGTTAGCAGCCCAACTTGCCTCGTCTGCGGCAGTTGTGATTTTTCCGATAAGTCCGTGTCCGTTGCCATAGAAAGCACCTGCGAGCATTTTACGCAAACTTTCATTGGCGGCAAACATCTTATTACCGGCAACCTTCATATAAGCACCCTTCTTTGAGAGTGAGGCCTGTACTTCTTGCTGGTTCATAGAGTAACAAGAGAACAACTGTCCCGGTGTTACCTTAAACTCAACGTTGCGTGAAGTAATTGCGGCACGAGCCTTTGCTTTGGTGTAGTTAGCACCAACAGCACCACCACTAGAGTAAAGAGCAGAAAAAGCCTGTTCCTTACCTTCTACACGGGTTTTCTTGATTTTCTTAACTACAGGTGAGTTTCTGAAAAGCAAGTTTTCAACACCGTCTTTGTACCAAGTCTTTAAGATAGCCTTGATAGCGTCGCTTACATTAAGAGCCACGGTAGTATCCTTCTCTATGATTTTCGCCATAGAGAGCGTGTAGCCTTCCTTTCGGGAAAGCAAATTGTTTTATATAAAACTACCAAACGGTAGTTTACCACAAAAATAATAAGACATAATTATTTATATGTCAATCTTGGAGTGTAATATCGTCGTCTGTATCTCTTGTATATACATCTTCGCCTATGGTAACAGTATTTTCACCTACCTCTGCGATAGGAGTTGTTCCCCATATTATAGAGCCGTCGTCGCTACCTCTGTCACCAATCAAATAACTTGAAGTCGTTGTCGGAGTGGTTGTTACTGTATATATGAAATAGTCTACTCCACCTGACGATTTTTTCCAAGCATATAAAGCACCACTACCACTAGGAATATTACTCAACGTAATTGTTGCCTTTTTCATTCCGTCTTTGCCTGACGTTGGAGTTATCTCAACGGGTTCGGTATATGTCGAAACATTGATTGTCGCAGTTTTATTATTATCTAAATCTGCACCTTCGGCTTGTCCGATAATATTAGCGTATGCGTCCTCTTGGTCTACACCAAGTTTGAGCATTTTAATATCACCATTTACGTCTTGCTGAAAATCTGTAATTGTTGGATTTACCATTAGTTTCATAGTTATCTCCTTGTCGTTACGGGAATATCGTCACGACCTTTTTTGTTTTTAGACGCATAATCGTCAAGGGACTTCTGGAAATCTACCATTTCGTCTTTTTCGATTTTACCGTTGTCGTTGGTGTCAATTTCTGACAAGGCTTTGTTTGTTTCGTAGTTAGGGTCTTTGAAAGGGCTGTCTTTGATAGCGTCAATGTTTTTGTCATTGACTACTTCGTATTTTGGTTCTTCGGCTTTTCCAACCTCTTTTAAGAAGTCCTTGCCATACATTTCTTCTGCTGTATAAACTTTTTCGTCAAGGAAGTCTTCTGCTTTCTTTTGAGCGTCTTCTTCCTTGTCACCGTCTGCGATAAAAGACTTGTAGGCTTTGTCTTTAAGCCAGTCTTGTGCCTCTTTAGGCAACTGTCTTATATAAAAAGGTTTCTCGTCTGCCATACGCTAGTACCTCTTTTCTTTCATTTTAGCATAAGCGTCGTCAAGTTCTTTTTGAAAAGCCTCTTCCTCGCTTAATTCCGGTTCGGCTGTTTCTTCTTCCGAAGGTTCTTCCGAAGGTTCCTCTGCCTTTTCTTCTTCGCCTTCTTCGCCTTCGCCCTCTGACTCGGTGTCTGCCTGAACGTCTGTAACTTCCCCGTTTTCAATCTTAATATCTGCGTTGAGATTTTCTACAGGAACACCAAAGGCTTTTGCCAATGGTTCAAGACTTTCCTCAATGCTCTTAATGAGCAAGTCAACAAACTCGTCGCTATCCATATCGGTTTCGTTCCAAGCGTCGTAACTTGCCTTCATTAAGTCGAAGTCGTCACCTTCTGTGGCTTTGAGTCTGTCGATATATGGCGAAAGTTTATCGCTATATCTTTCAGTCCACATATCTGTAGCCTCTTTGTACTTGCGGTCGTTGTAGTCCTTTTCGATAGGGCCGATAATCCCGTTGTGTACAAGGTCTTTCAACTCTGACAGTTCTGCTTTAAGAGCCTGTATCTCTTGTAACAGTTCTTCATTTTCCATAGTTTTATTCTCCTTCTGTATTTGTAATCTGTGGAGTTGCAAGTTCGACCGCACCACCACCTAATGCACTTAAATCACCACTACCCATTGCCTGTTGTTCCTGCTTTGCCTGTTCTTCGCCGTCCATTTCTGCAAGAGTATCAGCGCTCTGGGTTTCTTTGTTTTGTATATTTTGATACAACTGTGTCAATTTTGCAATATCCCCTGCGTTTTTAGGGTGGTCACTCGCTCTTAATGACAACATTGTATTTATTACTTCTTCCTTCAATAACGGGATAGGAATGTAATCAGGCACGTTGTAATTGTCCTTCATAATACAATCGTCGATAACAGTCATTACCGCATTGATAGAATTGTTTGCCATACTGTAGCCACTTTCCAAGTCCGGTATTTCCATAAGTTGTGCAATACGTGTCTGTGAAATTACGCCAGCCTGTGCCAATACCTGTAACTGTTGTAACTTTGTTGCAGGGTCTTTGCTCAAAGCGTCTGCACCACTATACTGTATGCTCATTTTTTCGTACTCGCCTACAATGTCCTTCCACTTGATGTTTACTCTCTTTTGGTCTTGTGGAAGTATGTCGTCGTTAGGGTCGAAAACAGATATACAGGTACGGGCAATCTCAACATACATTCTGATAACCTGATTGAATTGTGTCTGGAAACGTTCGCTTTCAATGTTTGTAATTGTACGCAATCCAAGTCCACTATCAATTCCTACAGGCTTTGCACTTTGAGCCGAAAGTTTAGATATACCCGTCAACTCATAAGCGGTAGTCTTTAAGTTATCCAATAACTGAATGTACTGGTCGTCGATAAATGCAGGAGTAGAAGTAGTAACAGGGCTTGAAGTCATATTCGGAGTAGGTCGATATGTAATGATATTTCCTACTCTGTTATTCAACTGCCCTGCCTTAATCTGACTTCCTTCCGGTAAGAAGAATGTCATTGCAGGGTTAAGCCTACTTGCCTCTGTAATCTTTTGTAAGATTGTATCAATCTCTATCTGAATACCATAAAGAAGGTCAACGATAGAAGTAGCGTCCGAGCCAACGACAGGGTTCGAGTAATGAATGAAAACAAAAGGCAATGTATCTCTTTCGTACTTCTCAACAATAAGATTTTCTGAACCACTTGACTGTGGAATGTACCAAGCCTTTACGTGATTTGTAATGTCGTAATAAAGTCCAACATCAACGTACTCTAAATTGGTCTTGATTTTTTTCTTGATGTTTTCGGGAAGTAAAGTAACGGGATATGCTTTCTGTTTGTAATAAACTCTTGTCAATTTTCCGTAGGTTTCTTCACTAGGTCTTGTGTAAACATTGAAAGGCATTGCACGTTTGATTTTCTTTTCTACTTCGTCGCAGTATACAACACCCTTTGAGAAAATACAGCAATCTCTGAATGACATATCTACAGTCTGTCCTACGTTCTGCATATCGTAAAGAAGGTCGAAATACTGTTGTGCCTGTTTACAGATTTGAAAATCTCTGAATGAACCGTGTACGGTGTTAAAGAACGGGCGTACCTTTTGAGCGGCTATCTTTGAAACAAGGGTATCAACACAACTCTTTATGATGTTCTGCTGTACGTCACTTGATGTTTCTTCATAACCACGATAATAATATCCAACGGTAGAACCGTCTTTTATGTCGTCAATATTGATGTTTCTTGTGTATTCATAAAGTCGCAGGTTTCGGTTGTACTTGCCACGATATTTTTCACCAAGAGAAACTAACTCATTTATTGCTTTCTTTATTTCTTCGTTTGTCATACCTGTCCGTTTGCGCCTCCGTCTGGATTTGTAGACCACGTACTAGGATAGTTCTGTGCATTGTCTACACTCTGCTGGCTAGCCATAAGTCGTGCATTTACAACACTCTGCATATCTGTAAAGCGTAATGCTCTCTGCTTTCGCTCTTCCTTTAGATTATCATAATATAAATCTTTATCAAGAGTATTTTTAACATTTGTTTTTACAACTGTTTCGTCAAACATTTTTCTACTCCTTAATAAGGTTGCCTATTGCATACATTATTTGGTCATAATGCTCGTACACTTTGCTATCCTCTCCCGCCTTTTCAACAACTTTTTTCATACTTCCATTGTCGTAATACCTTTTCAAATATGCACCTATATTTGATTTAGAAACGTACAAATGATAATATTGTGGGTCAGCTCCGCTCAACTGGTCTTGTATTTTATATATCAAACTTTCAAGTTCACCCAAATCTTTCTCTACCCCACTCGCGGTATAATATGTTCGCTCTGAAGGATTAAAAATAGATTTTCCGTGGTGTACCAATCCGTCACTTCCAACTGTTTTATTCTTTCCAAACCAAGTATTTGAAACATTATTTAACGGGTCAATATAATCCCTTCTTGCAACGCTGTCGTCCCTAGCACGTTCTACCTGTTTTCTGAATACCGGATTTATGTAATCTTTGGCAGGGCCATTCAGAATAGTATCGTATGCTTTAATCTTGTTGGAAGGACTCATTTTTTCATCTGCCAACACGGTATCATACGTCTGTTTTGCCTGTTTTTTATAGGCACTTTCTACAATCTGCTGTCTTAATACTCTGTCCTCGTCTGAAAGTTCGTTCGCAGGATAATTCCATAACTTATTTAATACAGAGTTAGGGTCTAGTTTGCCGTTATTTAACTTCTTCTGTAAATCAAATAAATCGTCGTGCTTTTTCTGTTGTACTCTTTCTTTTTCTTTCCTTGCCGCTATTTTATTTGTTACTTTGTTTCTTAATCTAGCCCTGTCGGCACTTAATTTATTTGAACCCCATTGCTCTGCATATTTTAATCTCTGCGGGTCAGAAAGTTTAGGGTTGTTCATTAAAACATCTGCCAGCTCGTCAAGTTCTTCTTCACTAGGAATATATACGTCCCAACCTATTGTATCAAGATTTTCATTGCCCGTAGTAGCGTCTACGTCGCCTGCCTTTCTTGAAATAATATATTCTTCTTCGCCATTCTCGTCCAAGTTTCCCGTTGGGAAAAGAATATAATCTTCGGGGTTAGCCTCATAATCTTTTAAGTCTACGGGTCTTGCACTCGGTACGGGTTTATAGTTTTTTACGTTTACCGGGGTGTCATTTTTTTTTTCGGGGTTTTGAGTTGGTTGTGGTTGTGCGTCCGGATTTCCCGTATTTGTGTTAGTCTTTCTCCAATTTGACCATTGTCCGTCAGTAACTTTGTCCATAAAAGCGTCCAACAAAGATAACATCTGTGGGGCATATTTTTGGATAAGAAGTTCGGTAAGTGAGTAGTTGCCCGAAAGAATACCCATATAACCTGCAAGGTTAAGTTTTTCGTCGTCTTCCAAACTAGCCCATACGTCACTATCTGTAGCCATTTTTTGAAGCAGTAACTTTTTGCTTTCTGCGTCTTGTTGTGACTTGTAACGCTGTATGTATTCGTTTGCAACTGTATCTGCAAGAGAAGTTTCCAAAGCAACCTGTTGTGCAAGTCCGGTATTGATTGCGTCAAGATTTGCCTGTGTAGCAGTCTTGTCAACATTAGCCTTGTTCTGTGCATAAGTCTGGTTCATTGCGTCATTATATTCGTCAAGTTTAGATTTGTAATTTCCCGCTCTTCCTGCGATATTTTCACCAACATTCTGCCACATTGTGCCAATCTTGTCGGCAACAAGATAATCTCTCATTCCTTCAAGTTCGGGGTCTTTCATAATATCACGGATAGTAAGCATTTTGTTTCGAGGCACCTTAATATTCTGCATAGCGGCATTTGCGTTTCCCCCACTCTCTGCCGTCTGTTGAATAATATTGTCTATGCGTTCGTCAAGGTTTCCGTCGAGTCCTTCTGTATCTGAAAAGTTTGAAGATACGTCTGCACTTCCAACTTCTTTAGGGGCATAACGTCTTGCGTCTGCCTCCTGTTGTGCCTGTTCTCTCTGCTGGTCTTTATCTTCGTCGTTTGCCTCTGCCTGTTTTTTAGCAAACCAATTCTGTTTCGGAGTCTGTACAACTTCTGTGTTTTCGGTTTCCGAAGTGGCTGGTTTATCAACCTTTGGGAGAGAATACGGATTTCCATTTGTTGTTGCAGGGTTCACCGCCCCTTTACCTACAGACGCAGTAGGAATATTGTTATCTCTTGCGTCCGGTAATTTTGTAGGTACTTTATAAAGCATTGGCATTTGCTATTCTCCTTGCAAAGTTTTGTTTTCTGAAATACCCGCCGTAAGGTCGCCGATAGTTTTTGCGATTGTACCAACGGCAGGTGACGCTCTTCCCATTGTATCGGTTGCTCTGTTGTACTGTTGTTGTCTTTCGCTCTGTGCCTGACCAGCCTGACCCTGATATGCAGATGTAATACCCTGTTGTGCGGCAATGGCATTTTGTCCCATTCCCTGTGCTATACCCTGTTGACCTTGGAAAGCATTTGCGTAAGACTGATTACCCGTCTGAACACCCATTTGTGCGGCTTGGGCTTTGCTCATTCCTGCATTTCTCGCACCACTTGTAGCCTGTCCGATAGCGGCATTTGCAATCTTGCCTGCACCTTGTCCCGCCTGTTCCAAAGAGTTTTGATAGCCTTGATTTCCGGTATATTGGGCGGCGAGTTTTTGTGTATCACTTATACTCTCATTTCCCTGATTGAAAGCATTTTTATATTCTTCACTTGACTGCGACTGTTTTGTTGCCATTTTGTTAGCAAGATAATTTCCTGCCAATCCTGCCAATGTCGATAATATACTTCCTACCCAAAGTCCCATACCTATCTCCATATCCTTGTATAAACGTCACGCATTTGCGGATATTCGTTTACGTCTATCTTTAATGTATCTGTAAACGTTGCAACTGCGTCGTCATACAGAGCCTTTATATCTGTACTGTCCTCACCCTGTCTTGTCTTGTACCATATTGCCATATAATAAAGCATACATTGGTAATAGGCATTAGAAGGCACGTCTAACAAAATGTCACCCGTTCCTTCTATGTCTAACGTTTGTGGTTTTGGATAGTATTCGATTTCGTCAATAAGAGCATTGTTATAATTGATAAGGCAAGTCTTTGGCACTAAAACTGTTACGGTTTCGTGGGTATCGGGGTCTTCTACTTCTGTAGGTATATCCCGCTTTCTTATGTCATAGCACTTGCCATTTTTGATTGTGTTTTTGTTCTTTCGCAGTACACCGTTTCCATAATTATCACGTATCGCATATAACTGATAAAAGTTGTCGGGAAGTACATACACCCCGTCATTGAAGGCAGGGTGTTTAATCTGTTGCAGATAGAAAACGTCGCCTTCGTCTATCATTATCTGATACAAAGCCCAAAAAGCGTCATTTATCAACTGTCGGTTTTCTGTAGCAGAAACAAAAGACGAGTTTTGAATGTTAGCAAGGGTCATTGCCCTTTGTACGATTTCACTTGCTTTGTAATGCAACATCTTCCTTTTCCTTTTTGAATATAGCCTTCAACTTTTCTTTAAGCCATATCCTGTTTCTAACTATTCCGTGCCATTGTATAGGATAGATTTTACCGTACTTCAATGTCGGTCCCATAAATCCGTCCTCTCTCAATGGCAGCACCCTTTTATACTTCTTCTCGTATGGGGCAAACAAAACATTGTAACTGCTTACCACCATAGCAATAGGGAAGTAAGAAGGTCGACGCAACTCAAAATACTTTAGTACGTCGTCTACAAAGGTCGCCTTCTCAATACTGAAAGGTTCTGCACCTTTTTCTACTTCTGCCTTAAACTTTCGCCATAAGGCACGTATCCTTTTATAGTCCACATCTTTCTTTGTGAACATTAAACAGCAGATAACAATGCTACCTACTGTCGTGTTATACATTTCAACGGGAAACTTCAAGCCCCCACCAAGTTTTCCTACTTTCTTTCCAACTCTGTTAGCCTTACTGCTCATTTTCTATACCCCTTTTTTTAGGATAACCCCTTTGCCAACCTTCTGGGATTGGTAAGTCGGGGTCAACCTTTTTAATCTTCGTCCCGTCTGTAATAAAAACGTAACGGTGTCCGTCGTTGTGCCGATACCTTTTTTGGTCGGCAACTGACCTTCTAAAAGCCTCTATCTTTTCTTCCCTAGAATAACCCTCTTTGTATATTTTGTCAAACATTAAGCGTACTCTATTGCGTCTTTTTGGTCTTTTGAAATACCACCACCTTCTGCACCAACCGCAAACCACATTTGCCTAGAGGCATAAAGCAAAGCGTCTGCAATATCAGGGTGGTAACTGTCGTCTATCTCACTTGTAATGTTATCATTATCGTCACGCTTGTAAACAGTCATATCAAACTCCTCCGCAAGATAACCATCTTTCAAAACCTTTATCTTTCCCGTTCTACACCAATCTGATAACTGACTGATAGCCATTACCTTGTCATACTTGTAACAAGGATATGCAGGAAGTTTATTGTTCATAGAAAGTTCATAACATATAGCCTTTTCGTTTGAGTCCGTTACAATCGTGATGTTTGTTAAATCAGCGTCCTTGTTCAATCTCTTTGCGCGGTCAACCATAAAGAGTTTTGCGTTTTCGTAATGGTTCTTTACACATTCTATAACCGCACTTGAAGTAGACTTGTTAAACTTATTTTCGTTGAAAGCATAGCACTCCATTGTATCCTTGTTAAACGCTAAAGATACAAC